CTAATTTTCTTTCACAAAAATCCAATCACTTGATAACATGTCAGATTGAGAAGCTAACCAACCTAATTGAATTCCACTTGTCCCATGAAAAGCTATTGCTTTATTTCCCATATCAGTATGATCTACATTAATAACTTCATCATTAGGTGTTTTGAATGATACATTTGTAGCAAGTTCAATATATTGCTCTTTGCAATTCCAACCTTTTCTAGCAAGTTTCATTCCTCTTTTTAGATATTTGATAGCCTCGTCAAATCCAAAAGTTGCAGTACCACCAAGTTGAGGACAATTTTCTTTATCAGCAACAACCCAATCTTCACTAAGAATATTAAGAGTTGTATATTCTACTCTTTCAGTTTCTCTAATATCCATTTCTTTGCCATCTTTGGTATGCATGATTACTGTTTTCTTTTCATCATCCCAATACCAATAACCACCCCATGAAGGAAGCTTAATTTTTGCTCCATTTTTCATTAATTCAAAAGCTTCTTTAAATTTCATTTTTATAATCTCCTTTGTTCACTAATTCCATTTTTCTACCGTTTTAATTCCGTTTAACAACCATTTTTTGCAATTTTTGGTTGTTAATCATAATAAAAGAGAGCTATTCGCTCTCTTCATCATCCTTATTTAATTGTTCTAAAGCGTTTCTAATCTTGTTTGGAATAGGAATACCAATATTTCCAACATTTTCTAATAATGAAATACCCTCATTCGCAATATAGAAATAACATACAAGTGTTCTGAATACCCATGTGCCATTGCCTAACATTCTATCAAGCATGACTCCAATAATTAATACAACTAAAATCATTAGCTTTTTAACTAAACCTTTGAAACCAACCTCACTGTTTAGTTGGTTATTTAAGAACGCATATAATACACCCGTTCCATAATCAAGAACCATAAATACAATTAAAACTTGTAAAGCTAAATCCCAAGATCCAAAAATGTACGTAAAAAAAGTAGCAAGTACCGCTACTATTGCATTAAAATATTTTTCCATAAATTTCATATTCCTCACCTTTTTATTCTTCCAACATATATTCAATAGACATAAGCTCTCTTGGAGATAAATCAGCTTTTTCAACATCATCAAGAGATAGTTTTTTAATATCTACTTTAACCTCTTCATTTTGAAGTTTTTTAATTTCTTTTTCTAAAGCTTCTAATTTATCAGCTGGAACATCGTATTGGTTAGTGTCTTTATCAATGATTGGTTTACCGTTTTCATCTTTATTAGCGGATTCTTCTAATAATTTCGTACGAACATCATCAAATACTTTGACTTCGCTTTCAATAGCTTTGATGTTTTTACCAATGCGAAAAGCAACAACACTAGACATTCCATGCGCATTATTTAATTTGTTAAGAGCTTCCATACTGTTTAAAATATCTTTAATCACCATTTGATACATCTCCTAACATTTTTTCTTGTTGGTCAAATGCACTATCTTCAAACTCAGCTTCAATTCTTCGAATCTCAACTTTATTTGCTTTGTAAAGTTCCATATTTTGAATATAATCTGTACTGAATGAAATATTATTCGTATTAGAATCAATAGTAGCTGATAATGTTTTAATTAAGTTATCATCTACATAAATTTCTTTTCTCATTGTGAGATTTTTAGTTTCTTTAACAGTTAAAGCCATTCTAGTTTCCTCCTATAATCTTTTCTAGTTTTTCTATTTTGATTTGTTGTTCTTGAACCAAAGCTACCAATGGGGCAAGTAATTCTTCATATTTCATACCCCATCTTAGATATTTGTCATCCATCTTTTCGCCATAGTAAGGTTCCTCAATATCGGAATCTTCTCGAATCTTCCACGCTTCTACTAATGACAAATCTCCAAGTTCAAGATTGTTAATTAATTTATAAACAGGTTGAGCTCCAAATCCCATATGGATTCTTTTACCGCTCGCACCTTTTGCGTTTAATCGATAAGCAATAGGTTTAAGCCCCATGATAAAGTCTCTTGCTTTGAAGTCGTAATCATCAATAACGTCTTTTTGTTTCATATCAGATGTTGAAACACTTCCGCTTGTTGAATATACGGTCGACCATCTACAGTTTGACGTTCCTAAATTCGCCCCTCCATCGTAACCCGGTCTAAACGAGTTCATACCATTTGAATGCAGTATGAAATGATATTCACTACCCCATCCGCCTCTGTACTTACTGTACACATTCAACCTTAATCGTGCATTACCATTATCATAACTATCCCAAAATTGACCTAAAGTATTATCAGTATAGTTTGTCTGAAGAAGTTTCGGTAAAACATACCCATTGATACGAACATGCCCACCCTTCAGTCTGATTTCTCCTCCAGCTTCGTTAATTATATAAAAATTCGTTGTCTTATTATGACCAATCCATCCTTGTCGAGTTCCATTTTGCTTATTATACCAGCCAATATATTCACCACCTGAAAAATATTGTTTGCCAACCCATCCGCTATCTGATACGAACAACGTATCGGAGCTAATTGATCCACCAGAAATAGTAGTGACTCCATAATTATTGCTAGATGCTATAATTTCATGACCTTTTATACTTGTATATCCGCCTCTATTAATATCATGTTTAATCGTTAAGAATCCACCTCTAATAATACTCGTACCAATACACCCAGATAAGTCATTACCGTCCTCGGCGCTTTGTGAGTGTATAGTATAATCAGATTCGACTTTAAAATATCCTGTATCATATATTTCTGTTGTATTCAACACATAACACTGGTTTGGATTGGTGCTAGATACAGGGTCTCCTGTTTGATGATGTACGATAGATTCTTTGCTTGTATAAAGACGACCAGATTCAATATTAATACCAGCAATTGTTCCGCTAGTAGCTGTGATTTTACCAGTTAATTCAGCTGAAGTCGCTTTTAGATTACCAGCCGAATCTACAATAAACTTATTATTAATATTGATAGATCCAGCTGTAATCGAACCAAGATTGGCGGATAACGAGCTTAAAGTATTTACGCTTATTTTTTCAGCAGTAATTGAGCCTGTCCAAAGCTTGCCACCATTGATATAAGTCTTATCGGCATCAGAACCCCATGAATCTAAAATATTCAATTGGTTTTGGATTGTAGAGTTCAAACCGTTAAATTCGACCAACCCATTTAAATTAATATATTCAGATACTAAACTTGCTGTTCTGTCAGTTAATAGAAAATCACTTTCACTAGTTCCAGACTTAACTAACCAACTAAATCTATCAGAAGCTTGAGTTGCCTTGGTAATAGCTTCATTAGATACAGAGTCAATCGTATCAACTCTAGATACAATGCTGTCGATTTTATCGGATTCGATTTTGATTGCAGCATCGGTTTCAGTCTTAGAATAATAATTATTTTTTAGCTTATCACCAACTTCGTCAACTTTTTGAGCAGTCAACGAAATACTTTTCGCATTTTGATTAATGTTTGTTTCAGCAGTTTCAATTCGTTTTGTCAAGACCGCAACCGTTTCCTGAGCTTTTTGAGCAGTTGACTTTGCAATCTCAGCCGCGGTAGATGCACTTTCAGCAGTAGTCTTAGCATCATCCGCTTTTTGTTGAGCTTCGTTAGCAGCCGTTTGAGCATCATCAGCAGCTGTTTGAGCATTCTTAGCTGCAGTTTGTGCATCATTAGCGTCTTGAATAGCTTTTGATACATTCTTTTCAGCAGCAGTTACTGCATTTTGAGCTGCTTGAACTTGTTCTTTTGTCGCATTGACATCAGCAGTAACATTTTTTAAATTTTCTTTAGCAGCAGACAAATCTGACTCTGCAGACTGTAATCTGTTGTTCGCACTTTCAGCTGTAGCTTTTGCTTCGTTTGCTTTTTGTTGGGCATCAGTAGCATTAGCGCTTGCTGAATCGGCTGAAGTTTGAGCATTCTTAGCTGCAGTTTGTGCATCATTTGCTTTTTGTTGAGCTTCATTGGCCGCCGTTTGAGCATCCTCAGCAGCTTTACGAGCAGCAGTAATCTTTTCTTGGGCATCGGTCGTATCATTTTCGAGTTTAGCTATTTTATTAACTTGACTTGTTAAACCTTCAGCATTTTGAGTAATTTGACTTTGAAGTCTTCCTTCAATCTCAGTCACATCACTTTTACCAGCATAAGTCTTTTCAATATTTGTCGATAATTCAGTTGCGCTCTTAGTAATTTCAGCTTTAAGACTTGCTTCAGTTTCACTTAGATCAGTCTTTTTAGCATAGCTCATTTCAAGAGTTTCTTTTGTCTCTTGTAAGTCACCACTAAGACCATCCAAAGTTTCTTTTGTCTTTTCAGCTTGAGACGCCATTTCATCAAGTGTTTTAGTTGTCGATGTAATGTCTTTTTGCAAATTATTGATATTTTCTTTAGCTTTTTTAATATCTTCCTGTGCCGAATCAACTCTACCCAACGCATCAGAAGCACTGGTTTTAGCTTCGTTAGCGGCAGTCTTTGCTTCATTAGCAGCAGTCTTTGCTTCATTTGATTGATTAATAGCTGTATTCGAATTAGTGATTGCATCAGCAGCACTTGTTTTTGCATCATCAGCCTTCTTACTCGCATTGGTTGCGGCACTGCTTGCTTCATTTGCTTTTACTAAAGCCGACTTAGCTAACTGTTGAGTCTTGTAAGCTTGTTCTCTTTGCTTGATTACATAATCTTTAAATTGTTCAGCCATCATTTTGACTTTTTCATTGATTCCACCTGATTTGATCAAGAAATCTCCTAATGTTGCTGTTGCAGTTTTATCGCAAGATGAAGTTTCTAATTTTAAGACCCTTGCATTTAGATAAAGTTCACCGTTTTCGTCAATAATGTTGATTGTATCACCAATTCGAACATTATCAGGAAGTATAGCAATATCTACTTCATAGTTGTAAATGATATCGTAGTATTTCTTTAAATAAGAAATTGATCTGTTACATAATTCAGATTGACTTGTCGTGTCATAAGAATAGTATTTGACAATATGACCACCATAGTTTCCATAAGTTTCCCATTGGTATCGACTCCATTTTGATAATGCAGTTCTAGAAGCTACCCATCCTAATTCATTGACATAGATATCACCATCGTCATATTTATATCCAGCTAATGTTATCGGATGTTCAGAACCTTCAGGAGTTCCACCGCTTGGAATCAAACAAGTAGTCAAATCTGAAATGGAACTTTTGACGATGATGTTATCAATGTCCGTATTCAAACGTAATTGAGCAACATTTTCATTTCCACGCTTTTTATAGATGTTGATATACTTATGGGTAATCGTCATATTTTTGACAGTAAAACTGAATCCAATTTCAGCATCGAATGAATTTGCAACACTTAAGATTCTTGCTGTACAAGTGTCTTGTCCGGTCCATGAAAGCGTACGATTCAAGTCACTTACTTCATTTAATCCAATCTCAAATCCACTGTCGTATGAGAATTTTTCAACATAAAAGGCGATTGGATGAGGTCCATCTGCTGTATAAGCATCAACTACCTCATTTAATAAGTCCAAACCGCCATCTTCTGCATAAATATTAATACTGTGCTCTTTTCTGTCGTTTTCAGCTTCGATGATTGTATAGAACCCATTTTCTCCATTATCATCGTAGACAAGCACATAGTTTCCCGATTCACAATATTGAGCTGTTTTAACTGCATCTTCTTCATCATACAAAATATCGACTGAAAAAGTAGCAACACCAGACTCAACATCTTCTGCTTTTAAATCATTTTGAAATTTTAAGCCCTTTGGTAGGTTATTTGAACATGTAGCAACGATGTTCATATGTCTATCAGCTAAATAAATAATCATAAGAACACCTCTCTATATTTTAATGTAACCGTAGGTTTAGTAGCCCATGTTGAATGTATAAATTTGATTTGGTTATATCCAGGTTTCAAATAAAAATTATCCCAGTTGTTTGCTAAAGCACCCAATGATGGATCTCTAACACCATTCAAATAAACATTTGCAGTCTCGCATTCAATGGTTAATCTGTTTCCATTTCTAAATTTATTTGGGACATCGCGCCATTTAGTTACATACATCTTTTGAAAATCGATAGCTCTGATACAGTTATGTGATATCCATTGTTCACTCATGTTTCTTTCGCCCCATTGAGCCATACCAACTTGTATCTTTGTACAAACCATATTTTCTACTTCTGGTACTGTATACTGATAATATGTTCCTTGATAATAGAACTTAATAGTTCCACCTTCTTTTACAACACAATTATGACCTCTTGCATTGTCAAACATATTTAACTGTTGATCTTCGTATGGATAAAATAACACGTTTTTAACCACATTATCACCATTGATAAAGAATGATACGTAGGCACCTTCCCCTGCAGCGTCTGTTTTATTGATAGATACTCCGCAAATTACTTTGTTATCATCCGTTAAAAATGATATTTCTTGAATGCCTGTTTGACCTGATATACCGATAGAGAACCATTGATTCATATAGCAGTAGAAATTCTTTGCTCCTCTTTCGCCATTTGAATCTGCTGGAATTGTTAATAATCTGCAAGCTCCTGTCCAAAAATGTCCTGATTGTGCTACCGATGTCATGTACAAACAAGGGTTATAATTACTTCCATTGTAAGTTTGATATACCATTCCGCCACCGGTTTTAATATAAGGTCTATAATAATCGGGAGAGTCGTTTGGTAAATTAGCAAAATCTGACAAATGACATAAGTATTCATTTTGTGTGTAATTTTCTCCATCGACTTCATCAGGATTTCCAAACTGTAGAATTTTCTTTTGATCGTTTACTAAAGCAAGAAAACCATTGTCACCATGCATTACAGCTTCGATTTTTGGATAAGCTTTTCTAGTTCCTTTATAATCGATTTCGAGAGTATAACCATTATCTAATGTAGCAGTTACTGTTTTTTCTTTAACGCTATATTTAAATGGATCCGCACAATATATTTCAATCTCACCTATTACGGAGTTTGAACCACCTTCAATTTCATGATTTCCTTGTGTGGTCCCAATAAAAAATTTATCTGGCTCATCATTAAAAATAATTTGTGCTTGCTCAACGGCAAAAATGCTGTTCATTTTATTAAATGCTTTTCTAAACTCACTATTACTTTTAGTAATCAATTGATATTTAATAGTAATAATTCTCGGATCATACCTTCTTGATTTATAATGTGTACCATCTTTACTATTAATTTCAATGTCATTAATTGAAGAAGATGCAAGTTCTCTGCCTTGAACCGAGAGGGTTCGATAACCATCAATCTCATTTTCTAAATAAACACCATTAAAAGACATTGCTTCAGCAGGCAAATAATTACCTGCTGATATGTTCGAAGTTGTGTCTATAAAATCATATAACATTTAGATATCACCTCTCAATCTTCTTGAATGTTTGTCCATCCTATCAAGTTCTTCTTTAGTGTATTTTGCCATTGCTTTACCAGCTGTTTTACCATCAATTTCAGTTGTAATATTGAAGTTATATTCTGTGTTATCATCGTTGCCACCTTCATCATCAATATAGCGATCATTGTATTCTATATAATGATTCAAAGTACCACTAAGTCCATCAGCGAGCGAAAGGTTCATACCTAGTGTATTGACATCAAAAACATAAGATTGTACAGTATCAAACATTTTTTGAGCTTGATTTGCAATCAAACGAATATTATTACCAACACCTTTAGCAAATCCAGTATCAATCATTTTTCCTACCCATTTACCCCAACGAGAAGGCGAATGAATACCAAAGAACCCTAGAACTTTGTCTTTGAAACCGCCTAAAACACCTTTAGCTGCATTCCATAACTGACCAGCAGCACTTGAAATACCTTTAGCTATTCCTTTGATAATATTGATACCGACTTCTAACCAGTTTGTATCCTTGAAAGTTGAAATAATTTTCTTAGCAACCTTAGCCACACCCGAAATAACATGAGGTATTGCTGAAATCAATCCTGAAACCAACTTCAAGATAATTTGAACACCTGCAGTCATGATTTGAGGGAGATTTGTAATAATTGCGCTTAAAATCGCTCCTATCAATTCAACTGTAGCATCGATTATTTGTGGTAAATTATTGATTAAACCATCAACTAATGTATTGATGATTTCTACTGCACCATTAAGGATTGTAGGAAGATTTTCACTGATTGTATTAATCAGTGTAGTTATAATTTGAATAGCTCCTACAACTAATTGAGGTAGCATTTGAACAATACCGGTAGCAATATTTTGTAGAATTTGAACGCCCATTTGTATCATTGTAGGCAGTTGTGTTTGAATCGCTGTTGTAATATTGGTAATCATAGTTTGAATTCCTACCAATATTAAAGGCATGTTATCTAAAATACCTTGTGTAATTGAAACAATGAATTGTAATCCAATTCCAAGCAATTGAGGTATAGCATTTAATATTGCGCCACCTAAAGTACCAACAATTAGCAACGCGCTTTTAACAATTGATTGAGCGTTAGCTGATATTCCCTGAATAATTGAATTCAATATTTGCATACCTGCATTTACAACAAGTGGTAATGTTTTGGCTATTCCGACTGATAAGTGAACAAGTAACTGTGCTCCTGAACTTGCTAACATAGGCATTTGACTGGTAATTCCTTTTACAAAATTACTTATTACTTTTGGCGCTTGAGTAACTACAGTAGCAATCATTTTATCTATTTGTCCACCAAACTGATTATTTACAATCCCTAGTCCTGCTACTACCAATCCTAAAATAGCTGCAGGGCCTACTGATTTCAGAGCAAATGCAAATACTTTATTCAATCCGCTCGACATCAACGACAAGGATTTTAATCCAACATCTGTAGATTTCTTCAACCCTTTACCAATCCCCGAACCCATCTTCATAAATTTGTCAGGAATTTTTGAAGACACTTTATCGAATGCATCCCCTAGTTGTTGAGAGACTAATATTCCATTCATTTTTATTCCCAACAAATTTCCTAGTACTCTCTTTTTAACTGAGTTAGGCATTAATTTGCTCATGCTGTCGATAAATGTATCTTTCAAGACATCTAGCTGTTTTGAAAGACCACTCATGGAATTTTTTAAGCCTGAAATTTTGGTTGATAATAAATCAAATCCTCCGCCTAAAGCATTTATATAATCAACGCTTCCACCAACGACAAAAAGAGCGCTTCCCAGTGCTCCAACTTGTGGAATAAGTGCTCCAACATCCTTTAAGTTTTTAATTCCACCTGCAATGACATTCATAGTTGCTTCAGTGGTTTTACCAAATTGAGAAATCATTTCTCTCATTTGAGGTAGATTATTTTTAGAAAGCATGTTATCAATCGCTTGCATGATGCTTAGAACTCCACGAGTTGTTGCAGCTTTCATATTGTCAATTGTACCAGTCCATGATGAACCAGCTTGTAATGCTGCACCAGCAATTTTATCAACTCCGTTGGTTCCCTCTGCCATAGCTTTTTCTACAACATCTAAGAACTGTTCAGTAGTTATAGTTTTAGCTGATAAATCTTCTTGTACGTCCGCCGCATTTCTTCCAACTGCTTTGGCATAAATTCCAACAGCATTGATACCAACGTCAAATAAACGGTTCAATTGTTCCATTTCAACTGTACCTTTGGTTCTCATTTTTGCTAAAGCGTCTGTAACTGTTTCTAACTGTTCATTAGTTCCTTTTCCATAGAAGCTGACAGCATCCGCCCAAATTCCAACAGACTTAGTAGCTTTTGAAAGATCCATACCACGAGTAACAAAGTTTTGTGTTGCTTTTGCCGCAACATCCAAACCATAAGCAGTACCTTTAGTGATTTTCTTTAAATCTTCTAATGCCTTAGTGGCATTTTCAGCGCTGCCAGTAATCTGTGTGATAGTACGGTTGAACGCTTCCATAGTATCTTGTCTACCCATGGCACTTGAAATAGAACTTTTAACTAAGTTAGCACTTGCACTTAAAGCTTTAAAAACACCGATTCCACTTGCGATTTTCATTATTGAACTAGTAGCTCCTTCACTTGCACTCTTAATGCCTGAAAGACTACTGTTAGCCATTTTCATAGTGCTTGTAAAGTTTTGATCAACAGCACTCAGTATTGCTTTTACACTATATGTTTCCAATAATTATCGCTTCCTTCCTTGAATTTCTACAGCTTGTCTAATTCGTTCAATGAGAGAAGTTTCATTATTTTGATTTTCTATACTGCTTTCGATTTTCTTTCGATTAAAGAACTGTTTGAAAGTTCTATATACATATCTGCCACTTTTCTTTTGTGCTTTTGCTTGTCTGATAACCCATGCTAAGAGAAATAACTGTTCTGATTCATCAATCTTTTTCTTTTGAGCGCCTTTCATCAAACATCTATAATCTTTGATTGTTAATCTATTGATTTTATCAATATCATTGATGTTTAAATAGCGAAAACAATTTTCGATTATTTCTTCATATGTTACTACATTGCTTGATCCTGTGTTTCTTGCATTTTTTCTTCGTACTCTTTCATCAGCATCTTTGCTTTCTTCTTTGTAGCATTCGACTTTTTTAACTCTTTTAACACATCGTCAAAAAGACCATCAATATCTGTATTTTCATTATCGATATAATTATCAAGCTGTTCTTGAGTGACTCTTGGGTTTTCAGTTCTATTTGCTACAAATAAACAATCAGATAAAGTAACAGTATTTCCTGTTAATAAGTTTGGAATCAATGTTTCCAATCCAATTCCAAATTGAACACCATTTTGTTCAATTGAAGATTTTCCATCTAAATATCTTACAAATCCAATTCCAAATCTAAAATTATATGTTTTGTTTTCAATAGTTAATTCCATAATTTTCTCCTCTCAATCCAAATAAAAAGAACAGATATAAATACCCGTCCTATTCTCCGCTTTCTTTTATTACATCTTTATAGACGTAAGATGCAATTTCTTTTTGCTCATCAGTCAATGTTGCGTATCCATCTGCACCTTGACCGTTAGCTCCATAAGTGGTACTTACTTCAACATTATCTTCAGCATTAGAAGAAATTCCTAATTCAGTAATATATCCTTGATAATATTTTGATTTATATTTACCACTATTTGTGCTAGAACCAGGTTCAGCTAAATTTACTTCCCAGCATTCTACAAGTTTGTCATTTAGCATTGCTGACTCTAATTTATCAATCATCTTATCCCCTTTAGGTAATAACGATGTGCTTGTGATTTCAATTTCAGCAGCACCAGGTGTACGAACATTCCCATCTTTCGTTTGTGTAGAATCAGCATCTTTAGATGTTGTTCTTTCGTTTTCAGTTACAAAAGCTAAAGCACCTGCATTTTCTATTTTAGAATCTTCTGCCACTCTAAATAAGTAGACAAGTTTTTTACCTGAAATTGTTTCAGGACTTTCATCAGCAAATAATTGCAAATCAAATTTATTGATCACTTCTTTTTCCTCCTTTACTAGAAGATTTGAATTCTAACTCTAACACAACATGCATAAGTGGTGTCTTAGTTGTCGTATCTTCCAAAATTCTTTGTTCAATATTTCTAATTTCCCACTTGTAATTGCTCGTGTATTCCAATCTTCTTACAATGTTTTTTATTTTTAATGCCATATTAGAAACAGTTCCTCTTTTTTTAGGCGAGTCATTCCATATGTGAATGGTTTGATACACGTTATTGAAGATGGCTGTTTTATTGCTATAGTCATCAGTTTGTTGACTGTCAGCAAGATAAATAAAAGGATATGGTGTTTCTTCAGGTGGCATAAAGCCATCAAAAACCATATCTGGATATTCTTTTTTTAGCGTTACTAACAAGTAACTGAATAATTCTTGTTGAGGATCCATAACGCACCTCATTTCATTAATTTCTTTAAGTCTCTTTTGAAGATTTCTTTTTGAATGTTGAAAGACGGCCGTACAAAAGGTTGGGCCGCCATACATCGTGTCCCATATTCCGGGTAAGATGCATAGCTGGTTGTTGGCTCAACTGTTACAGTCAAATTAGAATCTGTAAATGCACTTCTAATACTTCTTTTAGTTGCACCGGTTGAGTATCCTTTGACAAAGACCGCATTTCTTGTCATTCGCGATTGCAAATCCGCACCATTTTTCTTAACAACAGTTCTAGCATCATCAAGAGTTGCATTTTTCTTTAGTTTGGCTTCTAATTCTTTAATGCCTGTAATATTTATACCTCTACCCATTTTGCACCTCATGAACGATAAACGACTGTTTATTTCTAAGCTTTCTAGAATAATCCGTTTGATAAATTTTATCATTGATTCTAATTAAATCATATGATTCATCGTAATGATTTTGTATATGGATGGTCTTACTTCCTTGCTTGATAGAGCCATAAACAACTCGCATTGTTTCAGTTCTTGTATCTATGACAGAAGCCATTGCACAAGTTTCTTTTGTTGTATCCTCTCCATAGTCTCCAGTAGTAGGATTGTATTCGCCTTGTATAACTTTTTGAAAATAAATAGGAGTGTCATATCTCATAAGAATTTGACAACTCCTTTTACTTCGTTCTTTTTATTTTTCCAAGCTTCTATATCATTTAGATACCCCTTGAAATCATTGTCACTGAATGACATGGTTTCTCCTTCAACCGAATGACTTGTGACTCCTTCAGAACCAATCTTGTTATATCTAACAATTGAAACTTCAGTAACGATATATTCTAATTCAGTTGGTACTTCTTCAACATCCAATAGTGTTTTTAAACGATTAGTAGTAAGACGAATAATCACATCTAATGTTTTGTTATACTTTTCATCAGAAAAGCCTAACAACGCTGTTACATCATCAATGATTGCCATAACTATTCACTTTTAGCTTTTTTAGTTGTTTTCTTAGTCGTTTGCTTTTCATCTTCTACTTTATCATTTTCTTCAATGTTTTTTTCTTCATCCTCAATATAAGTGATGAGTGGCGTTTCTAGTTTGTTTTTTGATGTTGCTAATTCAATGATACGTTCCCTAGATGGTTCAAAGCCATCTCTAGGGTACACATCACCAGTATCATAAATATGATCATCATCTGTTAAATCAGAAAATCTTTTAATAGCAACATACATTATGCAGCTTCTCCTGGAGTGATTGTTCCTTTGAATACGCCATCAACATATTCAACGAAGAATTTAATACCACACATTAATAATGTTTCAATTGTTGCATTGTCTGTTTTAGAAGTATGAACCATACCTACTAGACCTGTTGTATCGCTTGTTAAACCAAATGTATCAGCAACATCGCCATTGTTTGTTGGAATATAAGCACCCGCAATGTTTTCTTTGGCAGTACCATATACTGTACCTTTTTCTAATTCAGGTGAAACGATGACATCACCTAAACCTAAGAAATTCTTTAAATATGTGAATCCATATGCAGTTTGTAAAGTAATTTCTTTTGAACCTAAATATTCAGCAATATCATCTGTAGATACAAAATAAATAGGTGTAACTGTTTCATCTTTATAATGTTTAACTAATTCTCCCCACACTGCAGATAAGGCAGATTGTAAAGTTTTACCAGTAGCAGTACCAGTACCTTCTTTTAATGTAGAATAGAAAGTCTTTTTGATTTGTCCTTGAATGACACCGACCATTTTTTCATCAGTTTGATTGATAGCAATATTACGTCCTGAACGTTGAATTGCTTCTGCAGTAGTTGATTTACGATATTTTTCTAATACTAGGTCAATATCTTGGACTTTCTTTCTAGTTACTTTAGTTAAACCGATTGTTTCACCTTCTCCAACTTGAGGAGCAACTGTACCAACCTCCATTTTATAGATTTTGATTGTTGTTCCTGAAGACATTGGTGTTAATTCAGTAACCCCTAATAAATCTTGTAATTCATTGATATTTGAACTGATTCTAGAAGTATAATCGATAGAAATACCTGGTTCTAAATCAGTTGTAACTGTTGTATTTGTTGGTGCAGCAAATAATTGTAAATTGAATTGTTTTCTCATATAGTTTTCTCCTTTTTTATCTAAATAATTCAGGATGTTCAGCCATTGCTTTTTGACGTTCAGTTCTATTTTTAATTTTTAGAATATCTTCTTTTGTCAACTCTTTTGAACCATCCTTTAATCGAGGTGTTTTTCCTCTTAAAGCTTCAGCTACTGCTTTTTGAACAGCATCATTGAAGTTTTTAACAAAGTTTTCTACATTTGCCTTTGTTGTTTCAGCATCTTCTGCTACTAGATTTACTAATAATTCATCATTAACAACGATTTTCGAATCGTTTAAGATTCCTCTGGCAACCTTTGTCATTGCTCCAATAGCTTTTTCTTTCTCATAACCAGCGATTTTCTTTTGGAGTTCTTCCATTTCATGTTTTCTTTTTTCTTCTTCGGTCATGTTTTTTAATCGTTCAGCTTCTGCAGCTTTTGCGCTTTTTTCTTTTTGTCTTTTTTCCCATTCAGCAAATTTTCGATTGATGATGTTGTTTACATCTTCGTCAGTGTATTTTTTGTCATCATTTCCACCATCTCCTGATTTGTCTTCAGGATCATCGTTGCCTGGTTCACCATCTCCGCCTTCTTCAGCGAATAACTGTAAATTTAAGTTTCTTTTATGGGATAATAATTTTTCTAATTCTTTTTTCATTTTTATTTCTCCTATCCGTATCTTTTAGAGAGTTACACGCCTGCTCTTTTCCGTAGCTTAAAGTTTCCACGCCTGACTCATCCATATCTTTTAATGTCGTAAATGCTTGGACAAAATAAAAAGTACTCATTGTAGTGCTATTCTTTGATTTCTAATTGTACATAATCAGGGTAAGTATGACTTACCTCTCTACATCCAATTACAAAGCCATTAACTAATGTAATTGCTTTACATGTTGGATGATATATACCTATATATCCTTCTCCTTTTTCTAGAGAAACGTTTATTTTGTTTGATGTCAATTCTTCCAAACTATAGCAAAGCGTTTGTAAGAGTGTGGAAATTGCAGAACATACAATATCTTCACCACATATGTTGTAATTTGCATGACCAACACATTTAACTGCTATATGTTCTTTAGAGATTCCAACTGTAATTTTAATCATATAAATTCCTCTTTTAGAAAATAAAAAAGCAATCAACCTCGATTGCCATATTTCTTCTTATTCCGTTCTAATGATTTGGTTTTGGATTTAGGTGGTGGTACGTAGCAGTCATATTTTTCATGACGGATATGCCCACAAATCATGCACATATATTGTATTTTCTTAACGACAACTTGTCTTTCCTTATCAAAATATTGAACTGTTCTGCATTCAAATTCTTGATGATAGTGAGGTCGTAATCCTTTGTCCACACATTTTCCTCCTTTCTTAAAATCATGTGAAAAATTATTAGAATTTTTTTGAAATAAAAATCACTATGCTTAATATGAAACTCAATGCATAAAGTGTTAATTCAATAAATAGTGGAAATAATACAATCCACCATGACCAGGTAATAAGTCCTAAAAATTTTGCAATAACAAATATAATTAACAATGCTTTTAACATCCCATAACTCCTTTCTATTTTTTACAAAAAGAAAAGCAAGTCATTTAAACTTGCTCATTAAATACATTTTGTTGTTTTAAATGCTTCTTCCAATTTTGGAAAAATAGTTGCTATATAATTCACAACATCTTCATTATGAAATTGATACCCAAATTCAATTCCTGCTTCATACATAAAAGCATGAATTAATTCATGCCTTAATGATGTATTGATCATAACATCATCCTTATGCAAAAATATCTTTTTTTCTATGTAATCAACATATGCATCAGCATTATTTTTAAACATGTATGAATCTTTTTCATCCAGCTTTTCAATTTCATAAGTTGTTCCTAAAATATTAACTTCCATGCCTACTCCTTAATTTTGAAAAAATAAAAACCGACTATTTGTCGGCTTACATCCAAGGTCTATTCCAAAAAGAAGGCCTTATTTTTTTGTCTTGTTCTTCATCAAGAATTGCTACTATGTCTTCCTCTGTATAATAAGGAGCAGCTTTTTTAAAATCTTCAATATGCTTTATAAATTCTTCTTTGCTTCCTATAACTTTAATATGAAATTGGTATTTATCGTAATCAATCATTTATCTTTACCTCCACTATTAAAGTGTATTTATCTTTTTCTTTTTTTACTTCACATATATTGTAGCACACACCTCTTTTAAACAAAACCTCATCTTGATTTTTATAACTTTCTTTTGCTAATGGTTCAATATACAATGCGCCTTTATAACCTTTTGGAATTTTCATAACAAGATTTACATCTCTTAATTTATAATCAAAGTTTTTAAATGATGTAGACAAATATCCTTTCTCTGTTTTCGTAGTACCTTTTAAACTAAACATGTCATTATCAGAAACATTTCTTTTATTTAGTAGAACTTTACTATCTATTTTTCGATATAAAATTAAATCATCTGGAATCTTTCCTTTACTTAGTGCATGATCTAACATTGCTATTTCCTTTTTGAATTTTCTTTCACGTCCAGTATTTAAAGCAAAATTCATCTGCATAGCAAGGTTTCCAGTGTATCTTGTAAGAATTTCTTTTTCACTTTTAGATAGAACTGTGACTTGTTTTTTTAAATCATTTTTTACATCTGAAATCTTTTTATATTCATCCAATCTCAAACTGTGTTTTCCATTTGCAAGTCCATCAAGCCATTCATTATAGATTTTTCTATCCATATGAGGGCCTGTTGAACAATGACAATTTGGATGCATTGGCGGAGCGTTGTCTCCAATGTTCATCCGATTTATTGGAAAAACCTTGCCATCTAACGCTTTGCAAATATCACACGCATCGCCGATTCCACATGTTATATATTCATATTCATCAAATCCATTTGCTTCGTATGATTTTTGTTGTGCGGCAATTTGAACTCTAGCAAGTTCAGTCCTCATTAATCGTTGCGCATCACTAATTTTAACATTGAAACGTTTTCGTAATAGTCTGGCTAACTCATTAGGATTTTTTCCTTGGATAAGTCCTGATGCTAGCAAACTCTCAAGATCATGTTTAAGCAAATCTTGATGCATCCATATTCTATCGCTATATGTTGCATTATGAAAAGATGCATTGACAATAGAGTGAGCAGTATCAGCGTTATCTAAAATTGTTGATCCTAAAATGCCTGCCTGTCTTTGAATTTCATCAAGTGTTCTATTTTCAAGAAGATTATCCATATATTTTTCTAATTCATCATGGCCACTTACTAAAGCCAAACCAATATTGGCTTTTAACAACTCAAGTCTGTTGACTTTCATTGTTAAGTTGTAAAGCTTCATTTCATCATTTGCTTGTTGTGAAAAGTTTTTTTCTTCTACATACTGTTTAGCTTTTCTTGAATAAACTTCCATATCCAAATTAGAAGCTCTTTTTTTAGCTTCGGCCATTGTGATACCAGTATCCTTTGCATATTTAGCGTAGAAGTTATTGATTTCAGATTGTACTTCATCCATCATTCTTTGATAGATTTCTATAATCTTCTTATCATATTTTTTTTCATCTTTGATATTCTTCAAGCGTTGTTTTTCTTCTCTTAAACGCCAATATTCGGCACTATTCATCTATTGATTAAACATCCTTTTATCAACAATAGATTCTTTAGAAGCTTCATCTTCTAGCTTGATTTTTTCTTTTTCTTTTTGAACATCTTCAACGATTGAAAGAGAAGATAATTGAGTATCTTTAGAAACAACTCCTTCTAAGTTTTGAGCAATTTGAGTTTCTTCAAGTACATTTGCTGGATAGTTTTGACTGAACTTATAAGTAATGTCAACCCATTTATCTTCGTGAATTGTGTTGATTGGGTTGCTGAAAATAAGTTTATATCTTCTATCCAAAGCACCAGTAAACTTTCTTTCTTTTGTCTTGGCCAAATTAGACATAGAAAGCAACTTATACTTAAGTGCTATTCCTGATATTGTTCCAAAGTTTTCATCCTCAATATTGGGTGTCATAGACATTTGAAAAATCAATCTTTCTAGCCGGTTGATAAGGTTTTCCTGTGAGCCATCCGCATTAGGCTTTTCAAGAAATCCTACATCAACCGTATTCGATTCTTCATCAAAATTAATGATCCTGTTATTTCTAATATGAATAATTCCGTCTTTGTCAACTTTTGCACCAATGATTTTTAGATATGCATCTGCAAAGTAGTCTACATCATTTGCCTTTTCACTTATTGCTTTGTTATAGGCATTGATCATTGACCATGTACTTTCAAAAGCGCTCATGCGTTCAGCATTTTCTACATACTCAGTAACTGGAACACCATCAAATCCATGAAGTGAACCTTCGCCAACAAAATGCATACCACTCTTATTGCTAAATTCATAAACATAAGAATCATCACTCAAATAGCCATGCATTGTTCCATTTGAATCATAATAATATGTGACAAAGTATCTTGGCTCTGGAACAACAGAATCATCATATACGATAAACCCCTTGGTCGGCTCAATGTACTTAATACCTACTTTTGCATCTTCATTGATAAAATACATTTCATAACACTTACCATAAATGCTGCAGTTTTTTGAAATCTCAGCATTGTTATCATCCTGATGGTTCCTTTTATCCAATTCATTAATGTAAGTAGCAATCTCTTCATCTGTTGATGATACTTTGATTGGAATACCAATAAAAAAACCGTTAAACGTATCAACTATGTATTTAGCAAAGTTTACGATTATACGGTTATCTGGTTTGTATTGTGGTTTATCCTGGTACATCATAATTGGATAAAAGCCTTCATATCCATCTTTTAATTTTTTATATCTTGAACCATTTAACTGCTGGTGCTTAGCGATATATTTATTCAAATGTTTAATATCCATTGTTTCATCATAAGAAATAGTGAAAATCTCATCTTTTGCAATTACCTCTAATGTCTTCATTAAATACCTCCTTCCAAGTCCATGTTCAATCCTGAGCCTTTTAAAATTGTGTAGATAAAATATCTGATTGCGTCCATTGCATGGTCATTTTGCTTGATAGGTGCATCTTCTCCTCTTGCGCTTGCTTTAGGATCCCATGCATAAACAGAAAATTCCTTAATTGTATTCTTACATTTGCTAAAAAACTTAATTTTGCATTGATTGAGCATTGTGCTTACCAATCTAATACCATTTGATACATCGTTCTTAGCTTTTTTAACTCTAAATCCTCTTTTCTTTAATTCAGCAATAAATGATGCTGCAGAGGGATCTACGACAATTTGAAATATTTCTTTTCCATCAAGAAACCCAACCAAATCATCCGCATATTCACTATCAGTTTTTTGAACTTTCCTGTCACGTCCTGAATAGTAGTATTCATTAACGCAGTACCAAATGCCATCAGTTCCTTTATTCCAAAGCAAAAAGACCATGGCGTTTTGAGTACCATAGTCACAACTGACATATCTATAGTTTTTGTTATCAATCAAGCAATCACAGTCATCAACAATATGCTTTTCTTTGTTGAACATATCGTAAATGATACCTTCAGCAACAGTCCAAAGACCTTTGATGTACCTGTCATAGAAAACACCACTCCATTGACTTTTATATCTTTGCTTGATTTTCTCACTTAAAGAAAGATTGTCATCCATTGTAAAATGCAAATAAATGATGTTCTTTTCTTTTGCTTTATCAATCCAATTAACTTTAAACCAATGAAATGGTCCGTCAGGGTTGCAGTTGAACCACCACTTCGAACCTTCAACCGAACAACGAGCAGTTGCTTGGTTAACAAATGATTCTGGCATCAAAGCCACTTCATCAAAGAAACATCCTGCAAGTGTGATACCTTGAATCAAATCTTGAGAGCTTTCATCTTTACCACCAAAGACATAAAAGTAATTGGTTACACCTTTTTTAGTAATTTCAACCATGTTATCAGCTCGATGATCTTTCAGTTTATATCCCCTCGACCAAAGCATCAGTTTTAAAATATTCAAAACATTACGTCTAAAAGAACCGATCGTTTTACCACACATTCCAAAGTTGCATTCAGTAAAATTAGACATTGCCCATATCACGTAAGAAAGAGACATTGAAACTGTCTTTCCTGATCTAATTGAACCATCTGCTATAATTCCATCTTTATCTTTTACTGGTGAATTATCAATCCACCAATTCAAGACTTTACGCTGTTTTTTACTAAAGGGTTTGAATTTGAATACAGCTCTACTCTTCTTCATCTTCCCAATCCTCTTTAGCACTGGCGTTTAATGCATCTAAGAAACCATCATCCTCAATTTCTTCTTTTTCATCATCAATAGCAATCTTTCTTGTTTGTGCCTTAATTAAATCAATCTTAGCTCTTTGTTCTTCGGTTGCTAAATTCATGTGTTTGGATAACCAATCAAGTGCCTTCATCCTATCGGATAATTTAATACTTACACCGTCTTTTCCTTTTTTTACTTCACTTAGAATAGTTCCATCAACATATGTCGATTCTTTAAACCTAACAGTATTGATAGTTTGCTTTAGAATTTCATCTTCACCAGTTTTTGGATTTTTAGCAATTACTGGTCCAAAAGCACCCATGACTAGCACTTCTTCTCTACCGTATTCCAAATAATCGTTTATATCAGCAAAGGCGATATCGATATATTTTTGAACTATGTCATGTGGATCAAGAAGAGCATCTTCGTACAGTTCTTTTTTTAGACGATTTATTTCTTCAATTACTGCAGGTTCTTTTGACCAACGAGAAGCCATCACACAAGCACTGTTGTATGGAGTTTTTGGCTTTACTTTTTGATAGGCTTTGACCTTGTTGTGATACTTTAAATAATAAATACAAAAGAGCTGACGTTCTTCATCCAGCTCACTTGATTCTACTATTTCTTCAGCTATTTTTTTGCATTCTTTTTTGGTGTGCACACTTTTATTTTGGAGTGCACCCTTTTTCTTCTTTTTTGACCATTCGTACCGACGGCTCCATGACTTAACTGTGTTGATTGTTGTGTCATACTTTTTAGCAATTTCTTTCTGTTTCATCCCAGCAAGATAATCTTCATATGCTAACTCGTATTTCTCTTTCAAGCCATATCACCACCTCCAAAAATGATTTATTTTATTTTAAATAAACATGTTATCTAAATGAAATTGTTTAATGTCTTTCCATTTAGCGATTTCTTTTTGATAATTAATTTCTATATTTTCAAGATCATCAAACATTTCCGCAATCTTATCTTGAATTTTCCTATCAGTATGTATTTCTAAATCCATAAATTTAAACACTTCAGGAACGATATTTAGCCCTGTTTGATAAATATTCAAAAAAAGACCCATATTCATATTTAAGGTGAAATAAAGATATCTAGGATTAATATTTTTATCTTTTAACATCATAACACCATATTTGGCATCTGCCGGACCTGAACTATTCATATACTTCATTTGGCCACGAGTAGCGGATAGCTGAATCAAGGTGCTTCCTGCAGGATATAATTTGTATTTCCTTGATCTTTCAATTTCAACTAAATCCAATAGATTAACTTTCTTGTGTTCTCTCAATTTAGCCTCTTTATTGATGAAATCATAAATTCTTTTTAATGCATTAGAAACATCGTGTGTATAACGATTGTTTAAATGTTCTATTAATTTTAATTTACTTTCATGATATTCCAAAGATCCTTGTAACTCACCAAACATTTTAGCAAGCTCCATGTCTACATCATGTATCTCATCTTCTAACCTTGTTATTTCTTCAATCGTTGCTTTTAAATCAACTGGTTCAGTCGCTTCAAAAGTATCAACATATCTTGGAATATTTAAATTAAAATCATTATTCTTTATCTCATCATAATTTGTAATATGACTAAATTTCAAAAAATCGTCATCGCTATTATATGAAGAAACAATCTTATCAATATGCTCCTTTGATAACTCGTTTTGCTTACCTTTATTAATAAAATCTTTTGATGCATCTATAAATACAACATCGTCTTTTTTTCTATTTTTCTTTAAAACTAAAATACAAACTGGAATTATTGTATTAAGGAATAACTTTTCAGGCAAACCAATAACCGCATCTAAAAGATTATTCTCTATTAGTTTTTTTCTTATTTGTTCTTCTCTTCCACCTCTAAATAAAACACCGTGAGGTAGAATAAAATACATTGATCCATTTTCTTTCAAATGCGATAGTGCGTGTAAAATAAAAGCATAGTCTGCTTTAGCTTTTGGAGGAATACCAAAATCAATAAATCTTTTATCACTTTTAAAACTTTCCACATCATCAAATTTTAAAGAATATGGTGGATTGCTAATTACTGTATCAACTTTAAAATCATCATCCATACAATCAATAATTTCGATATTGCTAAATTTACCATCGTTTTGAACTTTGTAGTATGCTTTAAACTTATTTGTAAGAACATCACCATGACGAACATAAGCATTCATTCCTCGAATTGATAAATTAAAAAGGAGCATCATCATTGAATTGTCTGAAAGCTCCTCTAAATAAAATGTTCGGTTTTTATTTGATTGCCACATAGAGATTGTTAACCCTCCAATCCCGCAGCAACAATCAAAAACAGTTTCCTGATCTAATTTATTTGTTTTGTTTAATTCGCACAGTAATTTGCAAATACAATCAGGCGTGTAGTCTTGCATCATGCCTTTTCTATTTGCTTGTTCTTCTTGAAAATAATTAGTGAACCAATCATATGATAAATCATCTTCAATTTCTAAGAACTTATTAAATGTCTCTTCTCTTTTATTTTTATCCAAAAGAATATTTTTTAATGCTCCGTGTAATTGAAACGCTTCTTTAATTTCTAATATAGAATTAATATCATTTGTTGTAATCATATGATTATTTCCTTTCTGTTTTCATGTACGAAAAAAGCCCTAGAAAATAGAGCTTTTAACAAAGATTTACCATTTAGAACGAAATGTTGTGCGGTTAAAAAGTTCTTTTTCTTTTCTCTTAAAACCACAATAGCATAATAACATGAAGATTAGGGTTCATACTAGGTCCAAATTGGGTCCAATTAGGGCTCACTTTGGGTTCATTTTGGGTCCAAACTAGGTCCAAATTGGGTCCACTTTTAATAAAAAATTATCATTAGTGATAAAAATAAAAAGAATGAACATAATTATTCATCCTTGATATTGTTAAAAAACCGGTTATTCAGTTCTTCTAAAGATGGCTTGTTATTGAAATTAATATACTTGGCCAATTCTAAACAAGCCTTTGGAAATTCTCTTTTGTAAGTTGAAACACTTATGCAATAAGATTCATCAAGCGTTCTAATCATTTCAGAATACCCTCTTGAACATACGTACGTTCTAATGATGTTTCTATGTCCTGCATTGAGCAAATAGAGCAATGGCATAAATCTATCCAGTTCTTGATTAAACAATGCCACACGCTTTGTTAGAAGTTCTCTACGTAACATAGTAGAAGTAATTTGTTCTCCTTTGGATTTTGAAAAACCTCCAGGAGCTTCATCACTATATTTTATAGATTGAGGACTTGGGATGTCCTCTATTTCAAAAGTCAAAGAAAACTTTTCTAGATTGATTTTTCTCAGCTCTTTTAGATAATCCTTAACTTCTTTGATTGTTTCTTTTTCTTCTTCTGTAAAATTCATCCCTTATCCTCCTAAATAGTTAATTACTAATTTTTATGATCTTGATAAATAGCATAAGCGATTATCCCTGCCAACTCGACAAGGATAGTTGCTACAACTCCACACCAAAATGGGTTAATGTACATTATTTATCACCACCTTCTTTTATTTCTACATTGCTATTATATTTAATGCATTTACCATTCTTATAAGCAACGCATGAATCTTTTAAACAATGATTTAAAATAACTGTTTTATTCGTTCCTCCGCCACGTAAATACGATTCTCTTATTTCAAATCCGGTTAAATCTGGACAATATTTAATCATTTGTTCCCACCTCTTTTTTTTGGAATATGATATACTTTTTGATAATATTCAACTTCATCTTCGATACGTTCCAATAAGCTCTTTTCTCTTGCTAAATCTTTCTCACTGACGTCTGGTCTAGAGATATAGTACTGTAAAGCATGTTTTATGATCTGTAGATTTCTATATGTGCTTCTCATTTTTATCTCCTACATTTGGAATAGCAATTGGATAGAATCTTCCATCTTGAAAAAACGTATTAGATAGATCCTTGGATTTTATGTATTCAAGAAATATCCATTCATTAGATTCTATTTCTTTAATTCTTACAATTTCTTCATAAGGGGCATCATATACCCACATTCCTTCTTTTAAATCATTAAACTCAAGAGGTTGAGGAGTGAAATGTTCCTCAATTAATCTTTTGAAAATTTCACTTTCTTCAAAGCCTGCAGGTGTGAATGTATAAGTTTTATCCTTATCTCCATTTTCTAAAGCTGGTACATCTGTTTCATAACAATGAGATAACAGATAAAGACACGCTTTTTTCACATTCTTCTTTAGTCAACATTTTCATACCTCCATATCAATTCATCAACAGTAATACCATCATCAACATCTTTGTAATAACCTTTCATTCGCATGTCAATTAATACATCAACGTCTTCAAAGCATTCATCACCATCACCATTACTAGACACTACTTTTAATAGATCCAATTCAAATTTAGTCATCTTCCATCAATCTCTCTTTCCAATATTTTTTATCATGATCAATTGCTTTGTTAGTTAGGATTTCAATAACCGTACATAGCCCCTCTAATTTTGTACAGGCGACATCTAATGCTTTTTCTAACTTTTCAAGCTCATGCTCATCGCCTAAAAGATACTGACAAGCAGTGTCAATATCTTCATATTTGATATGTTTGATTGCATTATCATTAGGCATTGTTTTCATGCGTTGGAACATAGACACTAGTTGTCGTCTTGTTTTAGTCATCTCTCATGCACCACTCTTTCAATAATTTAACTCTTTTTTCTTTGTTGCAAAGTCCACATTTTTGATTGCAAATATGATTTTTTATCATTAAGTAATTACAATCTTTTACCTCTTCTTCCCAATCGTTACAAGCTTTATCTAGTGCTCTATTTAACTTATTAAATCTTCTTTTCAACTTCTTGTTTTTTCTCATTAAACGTTTAGCTTTTATTTGAGATTTATGTAACGCTTCAAATAATTCTTGATTAGTCATCATCAACCACCTCGCAGTTATCTAGAATGTTTTGAATTAAAGTAGGTTCTTCATCTTCCCATTTAACGAAGGAAAATAATTCCTTAAAATCAATTGCACGATATCCATTAACACACCATTCATAATTAATTCTTTGCGGTTTATTTCTATAAATAAACAAGCTCTCATCATTATTTCTAGCAATATATTTATATCCTTTATGAAAATAATATTTTAAAAGTTCATATTCTAATAAAGAAATTTTATATACTGTATTTCCTTCTTGATATTTATTCATTTCTCTTGTTCTCCTGTTTTTCAAAATAAAATTCTATTGGTTTAATATTTTCTTCAATTAACCCGTATTTTAGTGCTAAACGATATTGAAAAGTTTTTTGTAGGTTTTTCAACATGACACTTGTTAATCTATCTCTAAATGTCTCTAGGTCAAATGTGGATTTATAAAGATTGCATTGCTTACATGATGGCATTAGATTATCAATATCATTAATTTCATCTAATGTATTTTCTTTTTTATAATCACAATGAACATAAACGGAATCAATATGATCTACTTGCATATCTTTATATTCAAGTTTGCAACCACAATATGCACAATGATGATTGTACTTTTCCCATACTTTAATTCTAATTTTCTTGGTTATTGGTTTATGTTTTGACATCTAGTCACCTCTATTTCATTGGTTTAAACTTAATCTTATAAATACTGCTTAAGAAATCTAATCCTTTTTGAGTTACATAATAGTAACTTCCTACAATAGCATTGGAAGCTTTAGCAGCGTCTCCCCATTTAACTAACTTTTCCCAGCTTTCTTTGTATTTTCCACTAGCAACAAAGAAGTTTCTATAATATTCAAAAACTCTTTGACCTTTTCTAATTTTATTTGGATCAAACCCTAAAGCATGACACATATTGTCGATTTCAAATAAAGAATTATCCATTATAACCACCCCCAATTCTTTAACTTGTTCCTTGATTTTCATAATTTCTTAACCTTTCTTAACGATATCTTTCAAATCATTTTTAAAATAACATTCCTTGCAAACTGCATATCCGAAACCGTATTTATCCAAAATAATTCTTGATGTATAAGAAGCTCCATATGTGATTTCTTTCCCACATTCGCAACAAGCAATTTTCTTGTTCATATCACCCTCGTAATATGTAGCTCCATCAGGCAATGCATAATCCTCATATTGGCCAGTTTCCAAATCGTACTTTCTAGCAAAAGCATGATCCATTGCAGTTTTTAATAAATCAAAATACTTTAAAGCATCATCTTGTGTCATATCTTTGTAATTTGCATCAAGGACAACAACACCATGTTCCTTACATAACTTTGACCATTCTTTACCTGTCATTGATATCACGTCCTGCAACTGGTTTATTGCGCATGAAGTCTTCAAAATCCATATTGCAATCGGAACAGATTTCTGCTTTCTTTCTTACAAGTCCCATGCCACCATCACTTTTCAATCCACCTGCTTGATATGAGATTTTATAATTATTGACCTCTTTGGTTTTGAAAACTCTTTTACATCTATCACATCGAACAATTCCTCTATCTATTTTCATAATTTGCTTCCTCTCTTCTTTTCTTTACAATCAATGCGAGTCTTTCATTTCTTTCTTTGACTCTTAAATTTTGCATTCTCAAACGATAATTTTCATTCTCGAGATATGCAATTTTTTTCTTGAGGGGCAAATAACTGTCTTCGCCCCATTCCAAAAGTAATTTTCTTAATTCATCACACTTCGACATCTCTTAATTTCCTGTTCAATTTTCTTAAAAGTTTGTAAGGAAATGGATTTTCTTCTAAATATTCAAAATAGCTAACCGTTGTTGAAAATCCTTTTATTCCATCAAAATTTCCATGCGAGTAAGGAGTAGCAATAATCTTATTTAAAGCGCCTTCAATATCATCATCAATAATTCTTCTATCTGCACTGCCTATACACATTTCATTTCTTGTCAGCATATTTGGCATTGCGTATTCATAAAGTTCAGAATCTCCACCCTTAAATTTCTTATAGCAGTAGCAATATATGTTTCTAACATTTTTATGGTAAAATTGAACAACATAAATAGCATTAGGAAAATTGATTTTATATGACGTTTGATTAAACGTTACATATTGTGTATGCTCAGGCTGTTTAATGACAACATAATTATCACCAGCACCAATAACATTCTTTTGAAAAATCTTAATCTTTTCTGTATTTCTTGTTTTTTTACTAGAAAATTCGCTTAATATACTAAGAAGTTTTTCCTTTGATAATTTTTTGAATGTTATTTTCTCATTTCTTTTAAAACAAAGTTCAGCATCTTCTTTCTTATTAGTTAATCTAATGATTACTTCTTGCATTACATGATCACCTCATTTTCTGTCAAAAGTGCATCAGATAAAAGATTTATTATATGATTTGAAAGCGTCACACAAGCATATTCATCTAACTGTCTTTCGATTTCTAATTGTAATAATTCCGTATTGTATCTTTCTTTTTTTGAAATGTTGTCCATGATTTCTAAAGCTTCATTTGAAACCCCATAATTAATATCGAGATAATCATCAAAGCTTTCACATTCGACATTCACAATGCCATATCTAACAAATTGACTACCTATAAATTGAAAGCCAAAGCCATTTAACATAGCTCTAATTTGAAAATTCTTTTTATAAAGCTTTCTAAATCTTCTTGCTTTTGATTTGTTTTTGAAGCCAATGAAAGTGTAGAGAAAATTAATAACGCCCAGATTGTAGTAATCAACCCTATTTTTACTTTTGTTTGAATCATAATCAAATTCGTTGCATTCATCTTTTGCCTCATCATATATTGATTCAAAATGATTTTTTAATTGAGGTATAATACCTTCGACTTCAATAAAAATTTCTTTTTGTTCATCGTATAAACCTTCCATTTGAGTTTCAAAGCCCTTCATTTCAATATCTTTTTTATCAAAAAAAGCACTCAAGATGACTTGCTCTAAGTCCAAATAAACGATATCAGGAAATATGTGATATCTTAAAAGCCCAACACTCCCAAAATCATCAATCATTGAATCGGTTTCATCATTTTCAAAAGCAATCGTTAAATCATCTATAGCTTTTGGTGATGTATAGCTTAAAGCGTTGATGAAAAACTTTTCATAGCTGTTTGGTTTTAATTTATCTGGAACATGATCAGTCGTAAAAAACTGTCTCAAATCTGTTGACAAGTTGAACACCTTCTTTCAACTGATACATGATTAAAGCGTTGCAATGTTCCAATATCGATACGGCCATTTTTGCATTGGTCACTAGAAACTGAACATTTCCTTTGGCGGCCTGTTCTTGACAAGAAACGTCAAGTGGGTGCTTATCTAAATCAAATTTGTAACATTGACTTCTCAAATTACTTTGTTGAATACCATTCTTTTTTGTTGTGATATAGATATTTCCTTCGTATTCACTATTTGCTGAGTCGATGTAAATAACATCATCTAGCTTCTTAAATACTTTTTCTAAAATCATTCTTGTAGCATCATTATCGACACATCCTATGATTACAGGAACATACCACTTATCGTCTTGGATAAGCGCAAATAAACTTTCATATGTGCAAAATTTATCATCAAACTCACACTCTATTGGATAAAGAGAATTGATTTTTCTCGATAATGCCAAAGCCTTATTATCACCAACGTCTTGAGATTGGTATCCTTGACGTTCAATGTTTTTAGATTCAACTGTATCACCATCTACGAGCATCATTTTATGTGATGTTCCTAAAAGAAGTTTTGGGAGGTCTCTTGCTAAAAGAGAACCAGTCCCACCAACTCCAATTACATAGAATTTATATCTTGTATAATTATTGGCCATGTCAACCACCTAGCCTTTTCTATGTTGTTTTCCAGTTACAACAAGAACGTTGTCATCCTCGATATAACTGTATTCCATTGTTCCTGCAAACTCATAATGACGGTGTTGTAACATGATGTCCGTGATTTCCTTTTCTGTATAATCTTGGCCATCTACAAACCCATAAGAAGAAATATCAATCAATCTTCCTTCAGAGTAGACTCCAAATGGATACTTGTAAGTTTTTTCAGTACTTGCTTTTTTCTTAGGTACTTTTTTACCTGCAGGTTTTTCTTCTTTTTTAGATTTTTCTGCAATTTCAGTTGCTTGTTTTTCAGCTTTTGCAACTGGAGCAGGTTGTTGATCAGCTTCTTTTGGTGCTTCTTCAACCTTTTTCACTTCTTTGACAACTGTATCTTTTACATCTTCTTTAGCTGATTCCTCAGCTTTTTTCTTTGCTTCTTGTTCTTCTCTAACTAAATCAAACAATCCCATAATTCTATCCTCCTATTTTGGCCTTCTTTCGCCAATTTCTTCTATGCATACTTTTAAACATTCTTCCTCAGCATATTCTCTCATGATTACCAATTGACATACTTGAATATCATCATGATAAGCAACTTTATTGAGAGCATCCAACACCACTTTGATGATGTTGTCGATATCAGGCTTAACCGTACACAAGTACAGTTTTTCGAGTAACCATCTTCTCATTTTTTTGGTTGTAGACTTTGGAATTTCACGATAGGCAAATATCTTAACTCTCAATGCTTTATTGCTTATGTAATTGGTTTTTTGATGATAATAAGAAGCAATTTTCTTTTCGTAATCAACCGTTGTCTTTGGAGTATATGCTCTTACAAATTTTCCTTGAGTTGTAAATCTAGGTCTTCCTTTTCCAACGATCTTTCCTGGTACTGTAAACCAAATCTTCTTATATGATTTCTTTTCTTCTGCAAGAAGTTCCTCAAATGAGCATTGGATCGAATTCATCATTTTCAATAACCTCTTGTTGAATTACTGCATCGTTCATCAATGCATCAAGTTCTTGTTCTTCATGATAATCTTCATCAACTTCAATTACTCTAGTTTCTTCTGTACTTTCCAATTCATCAACATAATCTTTAGAAACTGTTTCGAGGTCCATTGATTGTTGATCATACGCTTCTTTTCTAGGGTCAAATTTGATATTGAAATAGATTGTCATTGAGATTGTTGTTTGACCACCATTCAATTCAACTTCATCATAGACAGCTAAATAATTTGGATTCCAACCGTTAGCTACACCGATTGATTCAAATTCAGTAGTACGTTCTCTATCACACATATAGAGTCTTGCTTTTTTGAATTTGTCTAAAATCTTGTTATCAAATTCAGAAAGCCAGCATCCTGTTGACTCAGTTAACTTAGCAATTCGATAAGGATCTCCTTTTTCTGTTGTTGATACTTTTTCTGAAAGATAACCTACTGCTTCAAAGAACTGCTTAACTGCTATCAAATAAGAATCTTGACAATTGAAATGATCGGCTTTTGTGAGCATCAAATCACCGTTAGGTAATTCAGAAAGTTCATAAGGAACTTTTCCAAATTCTCTTAATTCATCATCCAATAGCAAGTTGCTTTGAAAATCATATACTGCAGCATAGTTATCACAAGCTAAATATAGCTTTTCATCATCACCAAATAGAATTGGCAAATATTCACCATTTTTCTTGATGATCTCTTTAGCAATCGAAAGAAATCTATGAAAAAATGGTTCTTCATTCTTTTTTATGAGCATTTTCATCTCTCCTTTTTAGTTAATTTGATTTATTTAAGGTAAAATTTAAGCGAGAATGAACGTTTTTGATAAATAGGTAAAGTTATCCATCTTTTGTTAAAATATTCATCACACGCTAAAATTTTGAGTTTTTTATTTTTGATTAGAATTGAATATCATCTTCCATGATGTTGTAAGATGGTTGTTCGTTCATAAAATTATCTTGTTGTTGGTTTTGAACAGGTTGTTGATAACTGTTTACTGGCGCCTGTGCTTGTTGATGATATTGTTGTTCTTCATATTTGTCTCTAGGTTTTGTTTCTAAAAACTGGACTGAGTCACAAACAACTTCAGTAACATAAACACGTTGACCTTGTGCATTGTCATAGCTTCTTGAACGAAGTCTACCTTCAACACCTACTAAAGAACCTTTTGAGCAATACTTTTCAACGTTCTCAGCAACCTTGTTCCAGGTAACACACGAAATGTAATCCGCTTGTTGTTCTTCATCATTTCTCTTTGGACGGTTCATTGCTAAAGTAAAACTTGTCACTGCAGCCCCGCTTCCAGTTCTTCTAAGTTCTGGATCACGTGTCATCCTACCAACTAAAACCACTCTGTTTATCATATCTTCTGTTTCCTTTGTTTTGATTTTGAAGTTTTTGTTCTAATCTTTCCTTTGCTTCTCCCTTGTATGTAAGAGCCGAAGAATTGCGTTTTCTAACATGTTCATCATGTAGGATCTTGATTGATTCTTTATCATAATTGCATTCCTGAAACTTTTGAGAATACTCTTTAGCTTCTTTGCTGTTTAAGAATCGAAAAGGAAAATTCCCAAAAGATTCATCCTCATAACATACAATTACTGTATGTGGAGGTATTTTCTCAATCGTATAATCAGGAACTTCAATGTTAGAAATGATTTCAGGAATATTGGCTGGATAACTTGATTGGGATGTTCTTTTAATAATCGCATTCTTTACTTGTTCAAATGAATATTCCTTCAGCATTTCATACCAAGTAGCAAACAAAGTTTTATCTTCGATGTTAATCATTGCTCCTACATACATACTTTTGTAAAATTTCAAAATTTCTCTTAATTCCTTTTTTTCCAAAATTTCTAAATTCCTTTCTATGAGTGTGAGTTACTACTATATATAGCAATCTGCAAAGTCGTATGCGAAGGGTTGTTATCATTGCGTGTACTCTCACCACTCATTCTTTACATTCTTATACATTCTTTACATTCTTATATAATAAAGATAGGATGTAATTTTAGATTACTTTGAAAGTATTCCTCGATTACATTGAACGTAATTTTAGATTACTTTGAAAGTATTCCTCGATTACATTGAATTGTCCTGATATTTCTTGTAATTGAGTATCTTTATCTCGGTTTTACCAATACCACCTCGATACGTTTTATAGTCAATTACCTTATTTTCTTTTAGAAATTTCATAAATTTATCAAGAGCAGGTCTACCAATACCTAAATCATTAGCTATATCTTTCTTAGTAGTTATCAACGTACCAACCTCGCCATATCTACTATCGAAAGTGGCATTGAAGAGGCAGTACGTAAATAACTGCCATGCATAAGGATTTTTGAATATTTCATCCTCTTGTGCTTTTCTATACAATTTTACATAGCCTCTTGTACTAACCTCTTTTGCCATTTCATTGCTAACATCCTTTCTTTTATAAATTTCCAAATTGTGATAAAATATATCCAAGCTACTATACCTAACTCTTTAGTAGCCTAGGAGGTGATTGCCGTGTTAAAAGCGGCTTTATACTCCCCTATTCTTCTAAAATAGAATATGTACATTCATGTGCTAGCAGGTGATGCTTGTTTGTACTGGTGACAGCCAATCTATTACATAGACGACCAGTATGTTTTCAAGAAAAACGGCTATTGTATAAACTGTAGCTCAAAGGCATATTCTATTTTTTCTCATGATAGGGTTTCAAAGCAGATGCACACTGCTTAAAGTATGAGAATCGATAAGTATTGGGTATCGAAGAAGTAAACAAATTGTGCAGTCATTAGTACCAATACTGCTAATGACTTTTTTAACTTTTAGAAAAATATTCTATCAACACTCACATTTGGAAATTTCTTTTTAAACTTCAATAGGAATTCATAACTTGGAGTTTGATAACCACTCTCAACCTTGTAATAATAAGAAGGTGAAACTCCAATTTGAGTTGCCATGTCTTTTTGTGATAACTTCTTGGAATTTCTAAATTCCTTTAACTTATCCATTTTGATAAACCTCTACATTGACATTGGGTCGAAACTGTCTACTGGAACTGGTTCAGCTTGTTTTTCTTCGCTGATTACATCTTGCATTGTTGGAGCTGTGTTTGCTTCGATTGCTTGATGTACTTGAGGAGTTTCTTCTGCAATAAAATTGCTTGTTGTATCTTCAACACCCATTTCTTCAGGAACATACATCCCTTGGAATTCTGATGTAAAAGCTTCTCTTAAACATTGAGCAACTGCTACTTTTCTAATCATTGTTGCTGGTTTACCACTCCATTGTGAATTTACTGTTCCGTCTTTCTTTCTACCAACATATTCATCAAGTGAAACTTCAACTCTTTCAGGCTCTCTATCTTTTCGATAGACTTCACACCATCCACCGACAAGTTCTTCCCTTGATGGAATGTAGAAAGTTCCAACACGATAATCGATTTTACCTTCTGCATCTAAAACAATGATTCCTGCTTTTTTACCTTGATACTCAGGATGCTTATCTGCTCGTTTTTGATAGACATCTTTAGAAACAACCATTGTCGCTGGTGAGCTACCATATTTGATTAAATGTGCTTCTTTGATGAATGGATTCAATTTTTGAGCTGAGCATAGTGCAATGAACAATTTAACTTCTTGATCGCTCACATTACCTCCACCAGCTACCAAATAGCTTTTTACGATATTCGAGCTTAATTTAATTTCTCCTGTGTCGGTTTTAATTGTTGTAATTTTGTTTTCCCTTGCTTGATTTGCTTGTTGTACCATACTTTGTACTGCCATAATTTTTTCTCCTTTTTTTAAATGTTATAATTACCTCGAAAGTGAGGTGAAAATAAATTGAAATTAGATACTTCTTTAACATTAACTAGCATCATTGCAATTGTTGCTCTAATTTCTCCTATATTAACGGCTCTAATTAATAATTATTACTCCCTTAAAATTAAAGAATTAGAGAATAATCAAAAGCGCTATGAGGAATCTATTAAGAAAAAGCAAGAAATATTTGAAAAATACTGTCAAACTTTATCTCAGGTTGCTATTCAACATAATGTAGCCATTGCGATAATAAATGAATACGCATCTAGCTATGGCAAAGCCATTCTTTATATGTCACCAGAAGATTCTCAATCAGCAATTGAAATAAACCGTTTAATTGAAGAAAGAAGATTTAAATCGGCCTTTAATTTAGCTAGTAACCACATTCTTTCAATTAAGAAAGAAGTAGATAAATTGTAAAAAGAAGCCAAACAGCAATAGCGTAATATCGATAGAGCTTATTTTCAGGCTCTATTTTTTTCATTATAGTTATGCCTACTATTGCGGTAACTGTAATGACGAAAAACCAGATTATTCTTTGCATCATATTTATCTAATTAACTTCCTTCACGTTATATTTATTGATCACTCCTGTTTGAGGATCACTTAATTCTTTTTCGGTTAATTTCACTTCACCAAAGCTAAATGTTGGATTGATGCTCTTGATTACATCCATATATCTGTTCAACATTTGAAGTGCTGCTAAATCACCTTCAAATTCAAATGTTCTTTTCCATTTTTGTCCTTGATATTTTTCAGGCGTTTGTTTAATTTCTGTAACGACATATTTATCGTTTACATTTGCAATTGTTTCATCACCACGTTTAACTGGTGTGTATTTAGGTTGATTTTCAACTGTTTGTGAAGCTTGTTTTTTGACTGCTTCCAACTCTTTTTGGTGTTGAAGTTCAGCTTCTTTTTGTTTCTTTTCAAACTCTTCCTTTTGATGTTGAAGTTCAGCTTCTTTTTGTTGAGCAACCGCTTGTGATTGCTTTTTGATGTTGTCTACTTCATCAGTAATCATTTCGGTTACTTTTGGTAATCCCTCAGTATTCAAAAGAGCTTGATATTTTTCTCTTGAAATGAGTTCTTTATCAACATTTGCGATAAGACATGCATTGGTGATTGTTTTTTCAATCATTTCAAGGTTTAATTTGTCATTCTTTTCTTTTTCCATTAAAGCATTGAATTGTGCTTCAACTTGTTCTTCAAATTTCTTTTTGGATGTTGAAGCGTTAAGCCATTTTTCATCAAAAACGAACTGATCAGCATATTCCTTTGAAATCATCTTTCTAGAAATCAACACTTCTTTTAACTGATCAATAGCTCCTTGACGTTCTTTTCTAAGAGCTTCTTTTTGCTTTTGAACAAATACATCCACATTTTCAGCCACAACACTTGCAGTATCATTTAAAGCTTTAACAACTTTATTTACTTTTGCTTCAAATTCTTGATAAGGCTCAATGTATGCTTTTTTGACTGCTTTTCTTTCATTTTCTAATTTTTTAGCATACGAACGATATAATGGAACCATTCCAGTTTTAGCTTTAACAAAATCTTTGTAGTTCTTTTCATCTACAACCACACCTTTCTTAGCTTCAATTGCTGGAATCAATTTGACCATTTCATCAATATTTGAAACAATCGCTTCATTTGCTGGTCTTTTTTTAACTTCTAATGAAAGGTGTTTTTCATCAATGTCAACGTGTTCTTCAATAACTTCAGCTTTTGCTTCAACAACCTTTTCTTCATCAACCGGTCTAAAGAATTCGATAACGCTGACAACTTTATAACGTTCATCTAACACTTGATTAGCTGGTTGCCAGAAGATTGCGTTATCTTGTTTTAAAATGACAAATGCTTTATCTCCTGGATATGTTAGTTTGACAACTGGTTCACCATTCACAAGAAAGCAGTTATTGATTGATAAGAAGTTGATTACTTTATCAAAATCTTCTTTGGTTGAAATACTGACTGCTACAAATTCATTGAGCAATCCTTGTTGTAATTCGTTCATTTCTTTTCCTCCTGATAATCTTAAATTGTTTTTAATTCTTTATTTCTATTTTCCAAAAACGGTGGTGGTGTTTGTGTTTCAATTAAGTTCCAGTACCACAACTCCGTTTTAAATAGGTATTTTGCATCTAGCACCAAATCATCATAGTGTAGATAAACAACTCTTGTTTCTTGTTTTCCAGCACCATTGTTAGCCCAAGGAATATCTAAAATTGCATATAAGACAAAATGTCTTAATCCTGTAGTTATCATGTAATGCAGGACTTGAAAGTAATAGCATATTGGGATGTGATCATTAGCCCATTCTTTGAGCATTGCACTATTTTGAATAGTGGTTGATTTGATTTCCAAGCCCCATTTTTCTTTAGTTGCAATCTCAATCATTGCCCCATCAAGATTTGCTCTGAGAAACGGATATTTCTTGTTCGATAAACTGATATCCTTTGTATCAATCAGTTCAAACTTGGTTTTATAGAGCACACCGAACAGTTCAATGAGAACTGGTTCTAATGCATTTCCTTTTTCAATTGCCTCACTTGTTTGAAATACAGGCTTTTTAGCACCAGTCTTTTCTTCCCACAATTCATAAGGAGTTTTGTAATTACTTACGTTCATTACAATACCTGCATCAGAACCGCCAATTCCTTTGCATCTTAATTGATGCCAATGTTCTTCATTCTTGACATAATCAATGTCGCAATTTGGAAAGAACTTCTCATAGTTCATAGTTTCCATCTTCTAGATCCTTTTGATATTTAGAAAGTTTTTGTTCCATTACAAACAACTCTCTGTGTTCATCTTCTCTTAATAAATCCTTACAACTTAAACACATGATGTTTGTTTCCAAATCAGCAACTTTCTCTTCTAATTCTTTCTTTGTCATATCCATCACTCCCTTTTTATATAGATTTCCACTTGATATTTCTGTAGCTTTGGACTTTCAACAAAAACGTCTATCTTATTGCCCTTGATATCACCTCCGCAGTCTTGAGCTAAATATTCTTTTCCATCTATCAAAACTGTAGAACCATAAGGGATAACTGAAGGATCAACTGCAATTGTTTTTCCTTCTTTTGCGATAGCACCTGTTGATGTCAACTTTCCGTAGCGGTCTTCTCCGGGCCAATAATAAGTGATAACGAACTGACCGAGAGCTCTTCATTTTTGAAGTTCTTCTACCTTCTTTATCAGATACTCATTATCTTTCTGAGCACTTGTATAAAGTTCCTGGTACTTCTCTTGTTGAGATACCGATTCATTGTAATAATCTTTTAACAATGCCATCTGTTCCTTTTGCTCTTTGATGGTTTCATTGCATTGATCCAATTTACTTTCGTAATAGCAAACAGGACCTGCAAAGCATCCAAAGAACAGTATTCCAATTAAGAAATATGCTTTTTTAATTAGCTTCATATTGCATTTTCTCCTTTATTTTTTTATAATTTATTTGGTTATTTTGGTTTTTATTTGATTAAATCAGTGCTTGTGTAAGTGCTGATTTTTTCATTTGATGAATGCATCGATAAAACTTGTAACTCCAATCGCACATAGCTTTGCAAGTATTAATGTGATAATCATTACTGTTGCAAGACCTCTTCCTGATAATCTTTCCATAGCAATTACTCCTTTTCTAAAGAACTAAATTACGTATTTCACTTGACAGTTCTTCAAATTCAATACTTGAAATCAAATCCAACGCACAAGCAACTTCAATAATTGCTTTCACTCTGATGTATTGATCAGAAACATGTGAACATTCAATATCGAATTCACACATTTTTGAATTAGCTTCATTTGGTGAACAATTTTTAAATTCTTCTGTAGCTTTTTCTTTACGTTTAACAAGCTTTTTTAAATACTCTTTTTCATTTTTGATTTTGAACTTGATAATACCTATTTGATTTTCTCTATCCATACTATTTTTCCTTTCTATTACCAGCCATCAAAGGACCAACCTCTTGTGTTTAAAATGAAATATTCCACAATCAATGCTCTATGACTTTAAGTACCAACCGTTAAAACTAAAGAATTTTTTATTTATAAAAGGAGTTGAGATTGGCCCTTTGATGACTAGTAATTTATTTAATTGTTTTAAGCTAAACTATCTACATATTCTTTAGCTTTTTTTGCCTTGTGATAATTGCTTACGTCAAGACCTGCATATTTTCTTTGAAATTCCAAGATTTCTTGTTGACTGAATTTTCTACCACGTCCTAGTCTGATAGGACGAAATATTTCAAGGTCAATAAAGTTAAGCAACTGGTCTCTTGAAATTCCTAGATCTTCACGTAGTTCTTTTTCAGTGAGCATCTTTGTTGGTCTGACTTCCATGTGTATCACTCCTTTCTTTTCTTTCATCATTACGACAAGAACTTATTAACAAAGTAAACTTGCCCTTTACCTGTAACTTTAGTAGTTAGGGTAATTCTTGTACTTCCATCTGGATTGCTGATTGTTCTTTCTTTAACTTCAAACAATCTCATATCCATTGCTCTTTGAGTCGGTTGATTTCTTCTTGAACCACTTTTAATCAAGTAACCATTCTCTCTCATCCACTCAAACAAGCGATTTTGACCGATTTCATAACCATTTTGTCTAATAAGCTTTGCTAACTGACCTATCAAGATTGATTCATCACTAGCACTTACTGCATCAGCAAACAATGCCTTTGGTTTCAATTCATTGTTCTCTTCCATCAGCGCTTTAACTTGCTTTCTTGAATATTCCAAAGCTCTATTCATTACTGCTTCAGGACTATTCCATCTTCTTTCTAGCTCCAAGAAGTATTGGCGAACTTCTTTACCTTTGTCACTTCGTTGGATCATTGCAATTTCTTTTGCCATGTCGAGAGTAATTTCATAATCAGTTGATGGTCGACCACCTTTAGGGTTTTGGACAATTTTGTCCATAACTTCTCGGTAATCAATTTCTTGACTAAATCCGTATTCAGCCATTCTTCCAAACCACTTTTTAAATGGAGTTTCAATTTCTAAAAACTCATGTAATTCTCTTGCTGATAATGTAATGCGGTCATTGGCATAATTGACCTTTAACAATTCGTTCATTTTGACTTCTCCTTCCAATGTACTTAAAGTTACATTTGTTTACTATATGTAAACATTTTAATTAAAAAAATAATTCATCAATAGTTACCAGCTTTTCATTTCGCTTCTCCAAAGCATTATTGATGTGAGATTTTATTTTCTTTTTCTCACGATCATTAAATGGTACTTGTCCACTTTCTTTTTTGTTGAAGGATGTTCTTGAAATATTCAGTAATTTAGCCCAATCAAGTTGTGTTTCATTGAGCATATTTCTATACCCTTTCACTTTATTCATATCACCACCCCCTTATAGGATTACTATTTGTAAACATCTTTTACATTACTATAGTAACTTATAGTAATGCTTTTGTCAATAAATTTGTTTACTTTTAGTTACTTTTACTTAAATTTCTTTCAACGCGGTGTTAACATTAAGTTAACAAAGGAGGTTTTGAAAATGCCTTTAGGAGAAAATATTAAACGTCTTAGAAAATTAAATAATTTAACACAGCAAAGGCTTGCAGACCAATTAAACAAATCTAAAACATTAATAGCTTTGTGGGAAAAAGAAGAACGTGATCCATCTTCTACAGATTTAAAGAGAATGGCAGAAATTTTTAACGTCAAACTGGATGAGCTTTTAGATACTTTACCTGTTTTTTCAAATACAGAAACATACGAGATAAACAGTGAGCAAGTTCTTAAACCGATTCTTGGCATTGTAAAAGCAGGATACAACCTATATTGTGACGAAAATATCGAAGGTTATAAACCTGTTGATAAAAGCAAAGCTAAAGGCGCTGAGTGTTTTTGGCTTCGTGTTACAGGAAATAGTATGAATGCTATTGGCATTATTGATGGTTCTCTTGTCCTCGTGAAAAAAGTTATCGTGGAAAACAATCAAATCGCAGTAGTAAGAGTAAATGGTAATGAAGCAACTGTTAAGCAAGTTATTTTTGATGATGATACAGTTATATTACAACCATTATCTACTGACCCAACCAATAAACCGCTTATATTAAAGAAAGATGACTTTGATAATAATCATGCTGAAATAATTGGTAAAGTGGTAGAAGTAAGTTTTAATCCTAATGAAATGTTAAACAACACTTATTAGGATTGAATTTATTGTAAAAGAAAAAGGAATACCGCTTAAAGTTTGGTATTCGCTGAGCGAAAAAATCATTTAGAATTACAAAGAATCAAGGAGGTAAATAAAGTGTCAGCAATTAAAGAACAAATGATAAAAACGGCAGGTAAAACAGGTGAAGGTGTTTTAAATAAACTATTAGGTCCTTCCGCTGAATTTCTTGGTAAAGGTCTAGCAAATTATTTAAAAGTCAAATTGTCAAATTCACCGTATTGGGGTGAGGAAACAAAAAAAGAACAAGAAGATAATGTAAAAGACACAATGAATATCTTTCTTGAGAATTTCAATAAAATCGATGACAAAGACAAGAAAGAGTTATCTGTAAATATCGTTGCTCCAGTCATCGATAGCTTATTTACATATTTTGAAGAACCAAACTACAAAGAAATGTTTGGAAAACTTTTAGCATCATCTTTTGATAAAAATAAAGAACATCAAATTCACCCTTCTTTTGTTTCAATAATTCAACAATTAAATTCGTTAGATGCTGAGATACTTGTAATGATTAAAAGTGCTAATACTTTACCTTATGCAAAGCTTTTCGAGGTTTATGAAGATAATTCAACATTGTCTCCATTTGCACCCGATATGTTCGCATTGCCAGGAAATGAAAATTATTCTAATTTTGATGTAATAGCATCTATTGATAATTTAGAAAGGCTTAAACTGATTACTGTAAGAAAAGATATTGTATGTTTCGATGAAGCATATGAACCATTTAAACAAAGAGACAATTATAAAATATTTGAGGAAATTGCAAAAAAAGAAAATGGTCATTTAAGAATGGATAAATATCGTGTTGAACTTACTCAACTTGGTTTAAATTTTGTTAGTGTTTGTTGTTAATTTCATCCAACCCATATTTAATAACCAAATTAAAAAACTTTATAAAAAACAGTGTTGTTAGTATTGATATTAACAAGCTAATCAAAATAATC